CTTCCGATCTTCCAACACCTTGTTGAAGTCAGGGTATTGACCCATTGCTAGAAGAATCTGCTCAATCTTCTTTGAAGATTTAGCAGTGTTGGTGGTGATTCGGACTTTCGCGAAGACTCGCTTATCGTCCGCCTTGCTGATGTGAACATTGCCGTTCTTCACGACTCCGTTCAGTGTGGTGGTTGCTACTTTTCTCATGGTGTTACCTTTCTGCCGTCGGACTTTCCGATTCGGCGGTCTATCTTTAGAGCACATCTTTGATGTGCTATCTTGATGCGTATTTCCTGTAGATACGAGCGAGGATGACGCAGTAAGTGTCAAGGACTCGCGAGGTAATTCGGCGGTCAGGTCGAAACCAGTAGAGGTCTTTGACCCAATCGTGGTGCTTAGCCAATAGGTTCAGCATTCGGCTTCCTTTCGTTGAAGTTGGGGCTCTAATAAGCAGACCTTTGGTCTGCTATCTTGAGATGTGTATACGCGAGCTGCTAATAGCCCATCTGCGACCTGCCTATAGCCCATCTGCCTATTACACATTTCATGTGTGACATGGTGCGTATCGTGTGGGGTGTGTGTCGTATGTCGTAACGCCATGGGTCATGATGGGACACGCCGTATTTACGCTCAGCCCTCCAGCCAAATTTGACAATCGGGGCGATTCATGGGATGATTCTCCTCGTTGCCGAATGGTTCGGCGACAGAGAGGCAGTTATGAAAGAGACATACTGGGACAGTCACGATTTGCTAGTGAATGTGACAGATGAAATACACGCAGTCAAAGAGTTCTACGGAATCCCCCACCTTGACCACGCGCCAGATTGCGAACTCGCATCTACACGCGAAGCGGTCAATGGTGACCTTGTCAAGTTACGCAATGGTTCAATCGGAATTGTTATAGATGTCGCGGATGAATACGGACAGCATGTCCTCGCGGTCGCGCTCAACAGCGGTCGCATAGTGACAGTGCGCGTCCGATAGATAGTCAGCGGACACCCTCGCGTCACACACCCTGGCGCGGGGGTTTTCGTCTGCCATTACCACATTTTTCCCTGGATGTCAAGCCCTTTCGAGGGCTTTTTTTTGCGTTCGCGCCCTACGCGACCCCAGGGTTTTTTAGCCCCACCCCCCACCCACCCCCCACTATCAGCTAAAAAATTTTCACCAGAAAACCCACTCTGACCAGCACTTTTGTTAAACCGAGAAAAAAAGTTTGATTTGCCTCTTGAAACACGCCGAAGCTCTAGCCCCCTATATAAGTGTAACGGCTGAGTTCCACGAAGCCGTAAACGGCAGGCTTTACGCCTGCCTTACCTTGGTAAAAAACAAAGTGGGGATACCTCTGTCTATCCCCCTGTAGACCCCTACAGGTACTGGAGATGACTTGGAAAGAAATCTAACCCCTGAAGAAGCCAGGAAAGAACTAATCGACCTGGTGCGCCAAGGGCGCACGATTGCCGACGGACTAAAAGTCATTGGTCGCTCTCGCAGTTGGTATGATACCCAGAGGCGCGAAGCTGAAGGCTTCGCTGCCTATATAGATAATGCTCGGTTAAGAACCTCTGACCTGGCTGATGAAGCTCGCTCTGGTCTAAACGACTTCGCGAGCTTTTCTGAGAAATACCTGGGAGCCAAAGTTTGGGACCATATGCTCAATGTGGTCGATATGTTGGAAGGTAAGGAACCTCGTTGGTTACATCCAGCGATGACTTACGAAAAAGGGTCGGCGGGTCTGTCCCGCCTCTTGGTCAATGTTCCACCAAACCATGCCAAGACCATGACCATCACGATTAACTACGTGACCTACCGCGTAGTCAAGAATCCCAACATCAATGTCATCGTTATTTCTAAAACCCAAGAGCAGGCAAAGAAGTTTCTCTACGCTATCAAGCAACGTCTGACTCATCCTCGGTATGCAGACTTGCAAGCTGCCTTTGGTCCTACCGATGGTTACAAAGCTACCGCCGACATGTGGTCGGCTAACAAGATTTATCTGGGAGCGGATGTCCGCGAATCAGATGCCAAAGACCCTACCGTCGAAGCTATCGGTATGGGCGGTCAAGTATACGGCGCTCGCGCCGACTTAATCGTACTTGACGACGTGGTCACTCTCTCTAACGCTGGAGAGTGGGCTAAGCAGCAAGAATGGATTCGCCAAGAAGTTGCCTCTCGTCTTCCACCAGGCGGAGGGCAGCTTCTTGTCGTTGGAACCAGAGTCTCTGCTGTAGACCTGTATAAAGAATTACGTAACCCGCAACATTACACGGACGGAATCGTACCGTGGTCATATTTGTCCATGCCTGCCGTACTTGAGTACGCAGATGACCCAAAGGATTGGAAGACTCTTTGGGGTAAGTCAGAACAGCCACTCACTGAGGATGATACCCCAGATGAGAATGGCTACTTTGACCGATGGACAGGACCGCGTCTCACTGCGGTCCGTAACGAGGCTGGTCCGTCCAAATGGAGTTTGGTTTACCAGAATCTCGATATCGCAGAGAATGCAATCTTCGACCCGATGTGCGTTAGAGGCGCAGTCAACGGAATGAGAAAATCGGGTGCATTGATTGCAGGCGCTGCTGGTCATCCTGATAATGCTCAGAACTTCTATCGCATTATTGGTATTGACCCTGCTATGTCTGGTGACACAGCAGCAGTTGCTTACGCAGTCGACCGCAGAACACACAAGCGCTATGTCATGGACGTTTACGTCATGAGCAGCCCCACACCTGCAGCGATTCGCACTCTGATTCGAGAATGGACTGAGGCATATAAACCTCATACGGTTATCGTTGAATCCAACGCCTTCCAACTTTTCCTAACGCAGGATGAGGAGATTAGAAACTTCCTCTCCACTCGCGGTATTGCATACCGCCCACACTACACAGGTAATAATAAACAAGACCCAGAGTTTGGTGTAGCTTCTCTGGCTCCGTTGTTCGGCACTATCACCAAGCGTGATGGTAACAACAACAATTTGAAACACGCTGGTGACAACATAATCGAGTTACCAGACTCTTCACGCAATGAACATGTGAAGAAACTTATAGAGCAGTTGGTTGTTTGGCAGCCAGGAGTCCAAGGCAAGAAGCTTAAGATGGACGCTGTCATGGCGCTATGGTTCTGCGAAATCGTAGCTCGCGATGTACTACTAACTTCTTCTAACGTACCAAACTTTTTAAGTAATCAGTTCACGCCTGCAAAGGCGATTGAAGACAGATACATCGTCAACCTAGATGATTTAGCTGCTGCACAGCGAATAGCGAGATTGTGATAATGAGAGAACTTGTACATGCTTATGAGCAACTAAAAGCTCGTAACGCTGAGCGCGATAAGCGCATGCGCGAAGTTGCATTGGTCCGAGCAGGTAATGCCGACCAAGTATTTCGTGGTTTGTTCCCAGAGGGAACCTGGTCTAGACCCATCATCGCCAACCTTATTGACGTGGTTGCTCGTGACGTGGCTGAGCAGGCAGGTGTACTACCTACCATAACAGCTGCTGGGGATTCATCCCTTGATGATTCACAGCGTACCAAGTCGGATAAGAGAACGAAGATTGCAAACTATTACGTTGCATCTTCACGTCTTGGAACAGAGCTACTGCGTGGCGCAGACCAGTTAGGCACTTACGGATTCTGTGCATTCAGAGTCGAACCTAACTTCAAGGAAAATAGACCGCATATCCATGTTGAAAATTCCATGGGTGCGTATTATGACATGGACAGGTTCGGGGAAGTAACTGTCTATTGCCGTTCGTATTATCGCAAAGCTGGCGACCTAGCAGCTAAGTTCCCCGAAGTAGCAGATAAGATTTTGCAGACTGGTGCATTTGGTCGTTCTGATTCAAACGAACTTCTTGAAGTTGTTCGTTGGACAGACAAGAATCGCACAGTAATGTTTATTCCAAGTCGCGGAGGTGCTGTCCTTGCCGAGACACCAAACAAGATTGGTCGAGTCCCAGTTGCGATTGCTCAGCGTCCTTCGCTTGATGGCGAAGTCCGAGGTTCATTCGACGATGTTCTGCCAGTGTACGCAGCGAAAGCCAGACTTGCGTTGCTCACTATGGAGGCTGTTCAAAAGTCTGTTGAAGCTCCTCTTGCTCTTCCCACTGATGTTACTCAGCTTTCCGTTGGTCCTGATGCGGTCATTCGTTCGAACAGTCCTGAGAAAATACGTCGTGTAAATCTAGACGTACCACAATTTGCATTCGCAGAGAACAACGTACTAGCCGATGAAATGAAGCTAGGAACCCGCTTCCCTCAAGCACGTGCAGGGCAAGCAGAAGGTTCAATCGTTACTGGTCAAGGTGTCAAGGCACTTATGGCTGGATTTGATTCACAAATCAAAGTTATTCAATCAATCCTTGGCGAAGCAATTGGCGAAGCTATCTCGCTTGCGTTTGCTACAGATGAGGCGTTCTTCCCACAGTTAACTCGTGAAGTATCAGCCACAGCCAACGGAGTTCCTTACAAATTAAAGTACAAACCATCAGCCGACATCAATGGCAATTACGGCGTAACAGTTGAATACGGCTTGATGGCAGGTTTAGACCCTAACCGTGCATTGGTATGGGGTCTGCAAGCACGAGGCGACAAGCTAATCTCTCGCGGGATGCTGCGTCGTAACTTACCGATTTCGCTCAACGCTGGAGAAGAAGAGCGAGCAATTGATATCGAAGAGATGCGTGACAGCCTAAAAGCTTCTATTGCATCACTTGCCCAAGCAATTCCTATGATGGTAACGCAAGGTCAAGACCCGATGAATATTGTTGAAAAGATGGCAACCGTTATCGACGAGCGCAAGAAAGGAACACCGCTAGAAGAAGCGGTAGCCAAGGCGTTCAAGCCAGAACCAGCAGAAGAAGAAACACCAGAGGCTCCAGAAATGGGGCAACCAGAAGCGCCTATGGGCATGGGTGGCGAGATGCCACAGATGCAGCAAGGCAGACCAGCAATGCAAGAACTGCTAGCAGGTCTAACTGGTTCAGGCAATCCAGTTCTCGCAGGTCGAGTAACTAGACAAATCCCAGCATAACAAGGAGAAGAAAATGGCATTTGGAAAGCAAGGAAAGGCAGCTAAGGCTCCAGTCCACCCAGGTCACGAAGGTAAGAAGAACGGTGGCAAGGGCGTAGGACTCGGACAGGTTGCAAAAGCCCCAACCCCAAAGGGTATCAAGGGCAACAAGAACAAGCTTAAGTAAGGATAACCATGGCGAAGAAAACAGGTAAGAAGCCTTACAAGTTTCGCCAAGCCAGAAAAGACGCTAAAGCTGGAGCTAAAGGTGTTTTCACAGGAAAACGCAAAGCTGCAGTAAAAGATATTACAACAAAGCAAACACTTGAAGAGAGAGAAGCTCTTAAAGAGTTAAGCGATGCACGTAAGCGACAAAAGGCTGGCAAGGCTGACTTTATTGTTGACGATAGAGGTCAACGTGTTGATGTAAAACCTACTGAAACAGCACGGGAAAGATTTGCTCGCGACCGAGCTGAAGCTCGTCGTCGTGCTTACGAAATGTATCCAGAAGATGAAACTGAATTGGATAAACAAAAAGCTAGAAAAGCTAGAATGGAAGCAAAGAATAAAGCTGCCATTGCAAAGCAAGAAGCTGATAGAGCAGCAAATCGTGGTCGCAACGCACCGACACTTCAGCAAACACCAGCTAATGAAAAGCCATTAAGCAGACCAGTTAAAAAGGCTGCTGTTAAAAAAGGCACAGTTGGAACTACAAAGAAACCAGACGCTAAAGGTATTGATAAGGTAGTTAAAGAAGCTAAAGCTGCTGCTGCAAAAAATAAACCTCAGATTAAAAAAGCAGTTGCAGAAGCTAAGGCAAAGAAATATCCAAACGCTAAGCCAATTGGAACTATTTCATTTAAAGATGGCAAGATGGCTTTTAAGCCAGCTGAAGGATTTAATGAATTAGGTAAACGTCGTTTAGACCAGATGAAAAAAGCTGGCATATCTGAAGCAGATGCTAAGAAAGTTTTAGCAACTAATAAACCTGCTTATGAAAAGAAGATGACTCGTGCCGAGAAGTCTGCTGCTAATAAAGCTGCATGGAAGAACATGTCTCCAGCAGAACGTAAGAATTGGTCAGCTAATAAACCAGCTGCTAAAACTGCACCTATACAAAGTGTTACAAACGTGCAGCCAGAAAAAGCAGGCAAAGGAACCACAAAGCCAAAGTTTGTACAGAAGAAGACCCCAGCTAAGAAAGCTGTTGTTAAGCCATCAACCAGTAAAGAACTTGTTGTCCGTCCAAAGGGCGCTGTAGCTACAACCGCAAAGAAAGCAACAACTACTGCTGCAAAGAAGGGCGGAGTTGCTGGTGTTCTTAAAGGCGCAGGTCGCGTTGCTGGCAAGCTAGTTGGTGGTCGTGTTGGCGCTGCGTTAGCAGTTGGAGCAGCTGTAGCAGGTCCACTACACAAAGCACTTAGCAAAGACACTAAGGGTCGTACAACTTTTGATGTTCTCCAAAAAAGAGCAGATGCTGTAGTAGCAGCAGATAAGAAAAAGCAATTACCAAAGCGTCCAGCAGGCGCTATGCCAAAAGGTGGCGGTAAAGGTGCTACTGGTTCAAAGCTAGTTAGTGGCACTGGAGTCGGTGCAGGTGGCTCATCCTACACAGTTAAGAAGGGTGACACACTTTCTGCTATTGCTAAATCTAATAACACAACATTAGCTGCAATTCGTGAAGCTAACCCTAAGCTTATGAAAAACAAAAAGTATAAGCAAGGAAATGTTATTTTCTCAGGTACAAAAGTAAAACTTCCAAAGAAGTAGGTAATTAAATGTCAATGATGCAGCCATCAGGTCCAGGTCCATACGCAAAACGAACCGACCGTCAAGGCGCAAAGCGCCTTCCTAATGCTGCCTATGGTGAGCAAAAGGAATTTCAGAATCAGCAAATGTCAGCTCCTATGGCAAGAACTGCTGGAGCTCAGCCTGGCATGAATGACCTGATGGCTAACATCGTTCCATTTAATGCACCTACACGTAGACCAGATGAACCAGTAACTGCTGGAGTTGATGCTGGTCCTGGTCCAGGACGCGAGATTCTTGGACTCGATAAGTCACCAGTCGACACACAGTCAGAAGATTTAACACGGTTAGCTAAATATCTACCGTTGATGATGCAGTTTGCGGATTCTCCGCAATCTTCAGGAACCATGAAAGCTTTTGTAAAATACCTACGGAGTCAATCAGAATGAAAATACTAAGGAAATTTGAGGAGAATCTCGAATACCTTGGTTTTGACATGGCTCCAATGGCATGGGACTTAGCCAAGTTTTCCTTTGACTCCGACGATGACCGATATGCACTATTAGAGGAATTGACGGAGAAACAGGAGGTTGCGCCAAGTGAGTCTCTGGGGTGATTTATACGAAGATACTCCCGTATCGCGTCCAACTTCCAAGGTAGACCAATTCAAAAAGCAACAGTTCGACGGAACCAAAGTAGGTAAAGTAGAACAAGCAATTATTCCAAAAGTTGCAGGAGCTATTGAGTCTGCTTCTAAGAAGCCAATACTTGGCAGGATTATCAATCCAGCCATGGACTTGTTTGGATTTATTGGCGAAAAGATTGTTCAGCCAATTACACAAGGTGTATCTACTGCGCTGCTTACACCGCAAGCAATGCTTGCTGGTAAAGGCAATCCAGTGCAAAGCTTCCGCTTTGCCAGAGAACAATCTAAAAAGATTTCTATGGGTCAAGCGTTGGCTACAACAGTCGGTCAAGCTGCAGGAGCTTTTCTGCCAGACCAGATTACGCCGTCATTTATGGACAGCGACTTTGATGTATTTAATGACAAGAAGCGCGACAAAGCTTTCCGTGATGAATGGTCAGGCATCTTTGCTTCAGGCGCTACTGATTTAGCACTGGCACTTATTGGCACAAAAGGTGTCGGAACTGCAGTTCGCGCAGGAACCAAGAAGGCTCTTGGTCCAACCAAGCTAATGACATCTGACGATGTAAACGTTTTTCGTTCACAGCTTAATGACATCGTTACTGACCAGGCATTGCCAGTCGAGCAGCGAACCCGCAATGGTCTTAGCGTTCTAGTAGATGACTTAGTCAACGAAAAAGACGTAAGTAAGTTATCAGCAAACCCATTGGTTTCTGAAACTGCTAACCCATACCGTACTGCAACAATTGTTTCAAGGTTGGATAACCATCAAGATGTTGCAGATTACTTGCTAGCCGAGCGTGGCGATACGGCAGCATTCTTAAGATTCTTTGAAAAGAATCCGCTTAAGGCAGACCACTTGGATAACTACGGCATTCAACTTACGAAGCCAATATCCTCGTTTGAAAACCTAAACCTTGAAGAGCTTTCACCTAAACTAACTGAACGTTATCAAAGAGTAATTGATGCTAAGAAGTCTACTGATAGAGACTTCGCAAATGCTCTTGATGATTTCTTAAACAAGACTAAGATGGGTGTGCTTGAAAGCTATCGCCCAGGTCGCTTTGCTGCTATCGAGGAACTAAATCTCGCTCGTAAGAAGATAGCTAACCAAGCACAGTTCGGTGACCTAAAGTTATTTGGCAAAGACGGCAATAGCGCTTGGAAGGTAAAGGTTTACCAGTCCGAGCCATATGACAGATTGGTCCGCGTTATCGCATGGACAGGGTCTGGTCGTCCTCAAGGACATATCAATATTTCTAACCCACGTAGGTTCGAAGCAGCCAATGACCTACGGTCAGACTTGAACCGCGTTTTGTTTCTTAAAGGCGCAGAAGGTGCAACCTTCAAACGCGACATGGTCAACAAGTTTATTAAAGCTCAAGACGATACAAC